TAGCGCTAACACCGGACGTCCTCTGTTGTCAATGACTTATGAAACTATGGATAATGACAGATTTACTCGCCAATCTTCTGATTCGTCCATATAAATCTGTATAAATAACGGTAATAGGATTTAATTAAATGGCAAGACAAAACTTAGATCGTGGTACGACCGCTAATGATGGTACAGGTGATACCTTACGTAGCGCCGCGTTAAAAATTAATGAGAACTTCGTAGAACTCTATCGATTCTTGGGCGGTGGAGATAGCGATAACTTGTCAGCTCAGATCAGTTTTGAAGACAGTGCTATTGTTTTTGAAGGCGCTCTTGCAGATGCGAATGAGACTAGATTAACTGCAGTTGAGCCGTCTGCTGATAGACAAGTTCAGATTCCAGATGCTGATGGTATTATCGTAATTGATACAGCAACTCAAACTCTTTCTAATAAGACATTAAATATCCCAACTCTTACTAATCCAAAGTTGAATGGTGATATTTTCGATACAAACAGTAATGAATTAATACAGTTCACAGCAGTCGCCAGTGCAGTAAACGAATTCACTATTTTAAATGCTGCAACAGGTAATGCTCCACAGCTGAACGCAACTGGTACAAATACTAATATCAATATCGATATTAATGCTAAAGGGACTGGATCTGTAGATGTTTCTAAGCTAGCATTAAGTTCTGTTGAGATTACTGCAAATGGAACAGCAAATACGGGAGCATCATATATCGTCTGTAATAAAGGATCGGCTCTTGCTGTAACTCTGCCAGATGGTACAACAACTGGTGAATATAAGATATTTACAAATAAAGGCGCCGGCGTAGCAACAATCACACCTACTAATTTTGCTGCCGGTACAAGTTTTGCGATTGCTCAAAACGAAGGAGCAACATGTATCTGGGACGGAACTAACTGGTTCCTCGTGGGCAATCAATCAGTAACAACGGTGGCATAATATGGTAGCAATCTTAACAGATACTATGAAAAAACAAATGGCGAAATACCTCTTTGACGAGGCTGTTTCGACTTCAGACTCAAACGAGTATTATATTGGTATCGGAAAAACTGATACGTATGACAGTTCTGACACTACAATTACTCCTGTCCGTCATACATTCGAAGACAGAATAGCGAGAGGTAATTTAGAGTCTATTAAGAAAGTCGCGGCTGCATCATTTGTAGTTCCTCGTTATACTTGGTCGTCAGGTACTACTTACTCATCTTGGAATGATAAGCAATCTGGTGTTGGTACAAATCCATACTACGTATTGACAGAAGACAACGAAGTTTATATTTGTCTTCAGCAAAGTAAAAGTGCAACAACAGGTGCTGCAAATCCGTCAACCGTTAAACCATCTTTTTCTGATGCCGGTGTAAATCAGGTACAAGCATTTGAAACTTCTGACGGATATCGTTGGAAACTTCTTTACGCCATCGCTGCTGGTAACGCATCAAACTTCTTAACATCTGGATTTCTTCCAGTTGAATTAGTTACTGTTGATTCAGGTTCCGCTAATGCTTTCCAACTACAACAGTTGAATATTCAAAATACTCCGACTCCTGGTCAAATCATTGGTGTACAGGTTGTGAGTGGTGGATCAGGTTATACTTCAGCTCCTACTCTCTCATTCCGTGGTAATGGTTCAGGTGCTACCGCAACTGCAACTGTTTCTGGTGGTCAGATTGTAAAAGTTGAAATGGACAACGAATCTGGTGGACTAGGATCTGGTTACGACTTTGCTTCGATCGCTCAATCAGGTGGTGGTTCATCAAATGCTACACTGAGACCAATTATTGGACCACGTGAAGGTTTCGGTAAAGATCCACGTAATGATCTGAAATCATCTTCTATTATGTTTAATGCTAAACCATCTGGTACAGAAGGTGGAACCTTTAATACTTCTAATGACTTCAGACAAATCACTCTACTCAAAGGATTAGACTATACAGACTCTGCTTCTCCTGGTGGAACTTTTGGAGTTAACTCTGCTCAAGTTAATCGTAGATTGACTGTCACTACAGACATCACAACTACCGGTTTTGCTGTAGATGAAATTATTACTGGCGGAACATCAGGAGTCACAGCGTTTATTGATAAAGTAGATTCTGGCGGAGGTAATCAAATCTTCTTCCATCAGAATGAAAAGACAGCGAATGGTGCATTTACTGATGGCGAAACAATTACAGGTAGTCTTGGTGGTACAGGTACAGTAGATAGTGGAAACCTCTTTAGCTTGGTTGATATCTACTCTGGTGATCTGTTATACATAGAGAATAGAGCAAGAATTATTCGGTCAGAAGCACAGACCGAAGATATCAAAATCATTATAACGGTGTAAAGAATGGCTGATAATTTTACCACGACCACATTTGCGACTACGTATAAAGACGATTATCGAGATAGTGATAACTATTATCGAATTCTCTTTAATAGTGGTAGAGCTCTGCAAGCGCGTGAACTTACGCAGATGCAGACGATTATTCAAGAAGAAATTCGTCGCTTTGGTTCGAACATCTTTAAAGAAGGTGGTAAGGTCAATGGTGGTAACGTTACTCTTAACAGAAGAGAGTTTATCAAGCTTGCGTCTGGTCAACTTCCAGCTGACACTACAACACTTATTAATCAGACATTTAATGGTGGCGGAATCAAATTTAAGATTCTCAAAGTAGTTGCAGCTTCTGGTTCAGATCCAGACACTCTTTATGGTGAATACATTGACACCACTGCCGGTACTGCTGGCGCTGCTTCAATTCGAATAGCGAATGGTGCTACACTCATTGATATTAATGGTTCTTTAGCTAATATGACAGTTGCTTCTTCTGCTGCAACTGGCCAAGGCCTTGAAGCTTCTATTAGTGCTGGTTCATTTTATGTCCAAGGGCATTTTGTCTTTGCACAAGCTCAATCAGTGTTTGTTTCAAAATATACAACAACACCAAATAAAGATCTTGGTTTCAAATTAGTACAAGACATTGTTACTGAAACAGATGACGATGACTTATATGATAACCAAGGAGCGGCTGCAAATCTTTCTGCTCCAGGCGCTCATCGTTATCGTATTACACTTACACTTACAACTAAAGATACACTAACTGCTACTGAGAATTTTGTTTTCCTTTCTAAAATTGTTAACGGCAATGTTAGTAGAGAAGTTACACAAGATAATTCATATAATATTATCCTTGACACAATGGCTCAGCGGAGAAGAGAAGAATCTGGCGATTATGTAGTCAATCCTTTTACTGCTAAGTTTAATACGCTCAATGATTCAAATCTTCAGCTTGAAGTTTCTTCTGGTCTCGCTTACGTTGATGGTTATCGTGTAGAATTAAATGGCTCTGATATTACTGTACCAAAAGCTCAAACCACTCAATTAGAAGAAGGTGATACAGTTATTCCAGAGTATGGTAACTATGTTCTTTTTGATTCAAACTATAACTTACCAGAACTGCACGATAAAGTATTTCTAAGAGCCTCAACTGAATTTGGCGGATCTAAAATTGGTCAAGCTCGTGTTAGACACTATGAAGAAGATGGTGCTGACCATAGAGCATATCTGTATGATATCATTATGGATCCAGGCCAAAACTTTGCTAATACTCAGTCAATTGGTGCTGATGCTGGTGATTATCTTAACATTAAATTAGAAGACAGTAGAGCGGTACTAAAAAATACTACCGATAATAATCTACTCTTTCCATTACGTAGAAGCCGGCCGTCAACAATTACTTACACAGCATCAAATGATATTACACTTCAAAAGAAATATACAGTCACAACAAATGCTGGTGGTACTCTAGCTTCTAACCAAGTTATTGTCGGTGGTGATACGTTTACGAGTGCTTCATCATGGGTAGCAACTCGAACTGATGGTTCTATTGCAGCTCTTTCTTTTGACATTACTCTTGGTTCTCCGTCTGGTACAGAGTTTAATATTACTTCTGGTGGTGGTAATACTGTCACTTATGATATTTACGCTTTACAAATCCATAAAGGTACTTCAAACTTCTCGGCTAAAACAAAGTCGCTGGCTGCTCAAACAACTCTTACGTTGAATATGCAGACTGACCTTGATTCTGATGGTAATGGTAC